CAAAGCGCGGCAGCTGGGCTTCTCCACTCTGACGGAAGCCCTGATTTTCCATGCCTGCGCGACGAGACCGAACGCCACGGCGCTGATCGTGACGCACAGGGAAGACGCCACGGCCAACCTGTTCCGCATGTCGAAGCTGTTTTATGACGAGCTGCCGGATCCCATTAAGCCCATGCTCCGGGCGTCGAACGCGCAGGAGCTGGTGTTCGAGAATCCAACGAGATCCGCAAAAGAGAAGGCGGAGCGGCCCGGACTGCGGTCCAGGATCCGCTGCGCCACTGCCGGCGGCAAAGGCATAGGCCGAAGCGATACGCTGCAGTGCGTGCATTTATCCGAGTATGCCTTCTGGCCGGACGGATCGGACGGGAAAGCCTCCACTTTGACGGGGATCCTGCAGGCCGTGCCGTCTACGCCGGGGAGCATGGTGGTCATAGAATCCACGGCCAACGGATACGAGGACTTCAAGGAGAGATGGGACGCCGCCGTGGCGGGGGAGAATGACTTCGAGGCCGTGTTCTTCGCATGGTTCGAGAACCCGGAATACAGCATGGATCCCGTGCCGGGGACCGAGTGGACGCCGGACGAGGAGGCCATGCGGGAGCGGTACCATCTGACGGACGGACAGCTGCAGTGGCGGCGCTGGTGCATCGCCAACAACTGCGGCGGGAGCCTGGACATGTTCCGCCAGGAGTATCCGAGCAATCCGGACGAGGCGTTCCTCCATTCGGGATCCGGCGTTTTCGACAACGAACAGGTGATCCTCCGCCGGGAGACCGCGCCGGCGCCGATAAAGCGCGGGCGGTTCGAGGTGGCGGAAGACATGAGCGCGGCGTGGGAGGACGATCCGCTGGGCGAGATCAAGATCTGGAAGGAGCCGGAGTACGGGCATCCCTACGTGATGGGCGGAGATACCGCCGGAGAGGGGAGCGACAGATTCACTGCCATGGTCATAGACAATTCCACGGGCGAACAGGTGGCGGCGCTGTGCCGGCAGTATTCGGAGCCGGAGTATGTGAAAGCCGTGTACGCCCTGGGGAAGTATTACAACGACGCCATGGCGGCGATCGAGGCGAACTTCTCCACGTATCCCGTGATGAAGCTGCAGGAGCTGGGCTATCCCAATCAGTACACGCGGGAGCGGGAGGACACGTACACCGGCCAGCGGAAACAGAGCTACGGATTCAGGACGGACCGGCAGACCAGGCCGAGGATCATAGCCGGACTGGTGGAGACCTTCGGATCACATCCGCAGTGGTTCCGGGACGAGGAGCTGCTGGGTGAGATGCTGACTTTCGTCTACGACGAGAACCATCGACCGGAGGCCATGGCAGGGAAGCACGACGACCTGGTGATGGCGGCGGCGATAACCTACGCGACGAGACACCAGCAGAGGACGGCGGTGCTGGAGAAGCAGGAGCCGAAGCATGAGAAGCTGATCACGCAGCTGGAGCGGCGGGGAAGGAGAAGGCGGAGATGACGAAGCGGAAGAACGATTCGACGCGATTCTATCCCGTGAGCTGTGCCAGATCCGTGCGGGAACAGAGATTCATACGGGCGAAGCTGGACCTGTGGGGGCAGCTGCCGGCGGCGGAGCGGGAGAGCATACGGGACCTGATCGACCGCATCTCTCTGGGAAGCGTGGAGAGGGTGGCGCTGACAGCCGTTATCCTGAAGGGCGTGAGTCCGAGGATCGCGGCGGAGCGGTACCGGATCGGGAAAGGCCGGGTGTATCAGATGCAGCGTGAGTTTTACGAGAAGGTGAAGCTATGGCCCTGACGGTGAGACAGAAGAAATTCGTGGAGGCATACCTTCAGACAGGAATCGGGAAGGAAGCGGCCATCGCGGCCGGGTACAGCAAGAGATCCGCCGAGCAGCAGGCGTCGCGGTTGCTGTCTATGCCGGAGGTGCAGAAGTACCGGCGAGAGCTGGAGCGGAAGCTGTTCGACGAGCTGGGGATCAGCGAGGCGTGGATCGGGCGGCGCCTGGTGGAAGTGGTGGACCGATCCATGCAGGCCGTGCCGCATTTGTCCTGGGATCCGGACGAGCGGCAGAAGGTGCCGGACGGACACTGGGTATTCGACGCAGCCAACGCCATCAAGGCGCTGCACGAGCTGGCGGTGCAGATGGGATTCGCCAAAGGGGAAGAGGAAACGACGGAACAGCGGAGATCCTTCGAGGACTGGCTGGCAGAACAGAACCGAACATCGAGACTGTAGGAGCGGGCGGAAACGTCCGTTCCTTTTTGCATGAAAACCTGCAAAGCATTGAAAACACTGGGAAAAAGTCGGGGAAGATTGGGGAAACTTTTCCTTTAACATGGTATTGCCGGTGATATAGGCGTGGAGCGGGATCCCGGAAGGGTGGATGCTTAAAACGCCATACGCGGAGGAGGGTGCAGATACCCTCCTCACCGGTATAATTCGCGGGCCGCCGGCAGCACAAGGCGGAGAAAGGAATAGAACCCCATGGAAGAAAACGAAAGCCTTTACGGGGCAGAGGCGGAGGAAGTCGTAAATCCTCAGGAAGCGGAAGACGCGGCGCAGGACGCCGAGGGTGCAGAGAGCTCTGAAGCCCCCGAACAGAGCCGTCAGACGCATGAAGACAACAGACGATACCAGGCGGCGCGCCGTGCCGGCGAGGACGCCGGGTATCAGAGAGCCATGGAAGAGATGTCGCGGCGCTTCTCCAAGCTGGGCATGCGCGACCCGACGACGGGAGAAACGATCACGAATATCGAAGGGCTCGAAGCCTATTCCAAGGCTGCACGGAAGCAGCAGATCGAAGCCAGGGCAAAAGCCGAAGGCAGATCTGTGGCGGAAGTCACCGAGGAAGAGGATAACCGGGACTTCCTGCGGGAGCAGCGGGCGGAAGCAGCTGCCAAGAAAAAGCAGGACGACGACCGAGCGGCACTGGAGCGCTGGGTAGCACAGGACGCCGCGGCCTTTGCGGAACAGTATCCCGACGTGGATATCACAGAGCTGGACAACAACAAAGCGTTCAGGAGATTCTGCGGATCCAGATACGGACGGGAGCCGCTGGCCGGACTGTACGGGGACTGGCTGGATATCACGGGAACGGCAGGGAAAGCAGCCGCCGCGAGAAGCGCGTCCAAGTCCGAGCGCAGCACGGGGACCGGAGGCGGAGCGGGATCCGAGACACTGACTGCATCGCAGCAGAGAGCTTTGGAGGAGTGGAACCGCAACTACCCGAACATGAAGATGACCGCGAAGGAATTTCTGTCCCGGCAGAACAGATGATTCAAAAAACGAAACAGGAGGGAAAAGCATGAAACCCATTCAGAACGCAGCCGGAAACGTCGGCTGCACGGCCCGGAGCTATCCGATCGCCTATAATACCGCCATTGGTGCGGGCGCTGTGGTGCAGCTGAGCGGCGGCTTCGTCGTTCTTGCCGCTGCCAACCAGACCGGCCCCATCCTGGGCATCGCCGCCGAGGCTCATCCCGGAACCGCCGATCCCCTGAACCCCAGGGCCGACGGCACCGAGATCCTGGTGTACGACAACCCCGAACTCATCTTCGAGTGCAAGGCGCCCACCTTCGCCGCTTCCGGCGGCAGCGCCACCACCGTGACCGCGACCACTTCCGAAGTGGCCACCACTTCCGCTGACGCCTTCAACGGCGGCTATCTCGTAAGCCCTGCCGGCAAGAAGCGCGCGATCACCGACTACGCCAACAGCTCCAGCACCAACACCTTCACGGTGCCTTCCGGTGAGACGGCTGCCGCGAACGACGTGTACACGCTGTATCCGCAGATCGGCTGCGCCGCCGGCATGCGCCTGGACGCCACCACGCTGAGCTACATCGTGGTCAACGCCACCGGCATGACCAAGCTGAAGGTCGTGGGCCACGACTTCGAGCGCGGCATGATCCGGCTGATGGCCGTCGAGCACGCTCTCGGCGTCGAGAACTAACGAGAGGAGGAAGCAACAATGCCTGCTAATTTCCAGAACTGGAAGACCGACAACTACCAGTTTGTCGGCAAAGCCTTTGATACCGCTTATGCGGATCGTCTCAATAAACTCAGCCCCGTGGTGGGCGAAGTCAATGCCAAGAGCATCGACTACGAGCTGACCGGCTCCGGCGGCTACGGCGAACTCGTTAAGTACGAGGGCGACAACCTGAACCAGGGCAGCCTGAAGCGCGCCTTCAAAACCATCGTGACTCCGGAGGAGTTCTCCCTGTCCATCCCCGTGGGTTATAAGGCTGCGAAGATCGACAAGATGGGCGAGACCGCCAAGGTCGGCAAGAAGCTGGGCGACAGCGCCGCCATGACCGTGTACCTGCACGTGCTGCGGATGTTCGCCAACGCCTTCAACTCCGACTACACCGGCGGCGACGGCGTGGCCTGGGCCTCCGCCTCTCATCCCGTGGCCAGCAAGAGCTCCAGCGGACGCAAGTTCGTGGTGGATCCCGAAGCCGGCACCTTCAGCAACCTGATCAGCTCCGCCCTGAGCGTGAGCGCGATCACCACAGCCCAGAGCATGGCCAACCGTTTCGTGACGCCCGACGGCCTGCCGTTCCTGTGCGAGATGGATACCCTGCTGGTATCTCCCGAACTGGAAGCCACCGCCAAACAGATCTGCGGCGAGAACGCCAAGCTCTACCCCGATCAGACTGCCCATGTCAATCCGGTGAGCGACATGCAGTACATCGTGGTCGGCGGCGGCGCCGACGGCTTCGGTGCTACTCAGTGGGCGGTGTGCGACCGTCGTCTGATGAAGGAGATCGTAAACATTGTCTACAACACCAGGCCCACCGTCATGCAGTCTCAGCTGGACAATCCTCTGGTTGACCTGTACACCGCTTACGTCGATTTCGGCGTGGGCTGGGGCGACGCCCGGCAGATCATCTTCTCCACCGGCGCCTGATCAGGCACCGTTACATAGCAGCGGGAGGGAGCGATCCCTCCCCTGCGCTCAAACGAAGGAGGAGCGGGACATGTGGGAGACCATCATCCCGGCGCTGATCACGGGGATCATCACTCTGGTCGGCGTGATCCTGGCCAACTCAAAGGCGCAGGCCGTGACCGACACCAAGATCGAAGAGCTGACACGGGAAGTGCGGGAGCACAACAACTTCGCCAGGCGCATGCCCGTAGTGGAAGAGAGAATCGACGCGCTGGGCCGAAGAGTGGACAGCCTGGAAAAGAAGGGGGCATGACCTATGTCTGATTTTTGGAAGGCCGCGCTGATCCGCGCACTGCGGACGCTGTGCCAGACCATGATCGCCACGATCGGGACCACGGCGGTCCTGCAGGAAGTGGACTGGATCCTGGTGCTGTCCTCCGCCGCGCTGGCCGCGCTGCTCAGTATCCTGAACAGTATTGCGACGGGCCTGCCGGAAGCGCCGGTAGATAAATAAAGAACCATACGGACCGAGCGGAAACAGGACGGGGATTACCCTCGTCCTGTCAGCCGTATAAAGGAGCGGGAAAATGGGAGCCATTGAAAGGGCCTGCGCGTGGGCGAAGGCCATAGCATACGACGATTCCCACGGCTA